GATATAGATATACCACCCCACAGGATTCACTTTTTTGGCACTTTATCTTTTACATCATTTCACATAAGGGAGGTTAGTTATGGCAAGAACGATCCGGGCAGGTGGCACGAGCGAGTATTCAAGTGTTGAGAAGGCGCGCAAGGAGCAGATGAAGCGTGACATTGAGGCGCAGAACAAGGTTATTGCCAAGAAGAAGGCGATTGGCAAAAAGAAGAGGGGTGGAAAGAAGTGAGTGCGTTATGTTTTGTGGGGGGCAAATAACGATGAGAGAAGATATTGACACTCGGATATATAATGCTTTTTATAATTATAAGCAAATGTATAAAGGGCATATTCCCAAGAAGCTAATACTCGGTCGCATAGAGATGAACGAGTTAATGAGCCATAATCTGCCAGAATGTTCTCTTGGTTTAAATGTAGAGGAAGCTGATTGCGAGAGCAGGTTAATGGTGGTATGAGACCGTGGAAAGTTGTGTCATTTCACACTGATGATGTGCTGTATAAATGGCACATAGAAAGGTTGAGGGCATCGCTTATTGAATTTGGCATTGATAGCTACATTGAGGAAATACCGCATAGGAGCAGTTGGCTAGACCATGCTAACTATAAGCCGGTATTTATCCTCAAATGCCTAGAGATGTTTGACGAGAACATAGTGTGGCTGGACGCAGATGCGATTGTAAGAGAATATCCTGTATTGTTTGATGATATGGAAGCCGATATTGCCGTTCACTATAAAGGTGGTTCAGAGCTTTTAGGCGGTACAGTTTATGTTGCGAACAATGAAAGCGGTCGTAATGTTGCGGTAGAGTGGGTTAAAGAAATAGAGCGATACGGTTCGCACCAAAACGATCAGCAGACCTTACAGCGTTTGCTTAGCCGAAGCAACTATAAGGTAACTACGCTACCAGCACCATATACGCTTATCTTTGATCTTATGAGCCATTTGGGGCCGCCAGTGATAGAACACTTTCAAGCAAGCCGAAAGGGGAGAAGATAATGAGAGTCGGTGAAATAAAAGACGGTATTTTTTATCCAACACATTCATGGTGGGTTAGTTCTTGTTATAAATATAAAGACAAGGTAAAATCAACGAAGAAGGCAAAAAATACTTAGTGGAAATAAGTTCGTATGGCGAATAATGACTGACCAACCAACATTTGATCTATCAAGTCTGCAAGCGGAGTTCATTCAAAGCACATCTCGCTTCTGTTGTGCTATTACTGGAGTTGGACTTGGTAAGACGTTCATGCTGCTTGTTAAGGCATGGAACCACTGCGAGAACCACAAAGACGCACTAGCCCTTATTATCCGCAAAGAATTTACAGACCTGCAAGATTCTACCATTCGTGACTTTGGTGCATATTTCGGCGTTAAGCTGGACGGGAAGAACAACTACACGTTTAGCAATGGCTCGGTTATGATGTTTCGGCATGGTAACGAGAACGACTTAGCTGTGTTAAAGAATGTTAATCTGAGTTTCATCGGAATAGAGCAGGGAGAGGAATATGAGAATAATGTCGTGTTTACATGGGGGCGTGACAGATTAAGGCGGAAAGGAACGCAGACCAACCAGATAGCCATGATATGTAACTCCAATGGTATGGATTGGGTCTACGATATGTTTATTAAAAACGCTACATTCACAAAAGATTGGAGTGTTAAAAAGACAGTTCTTGGAAAAATAGTTAGCACAGACGAAGTATATTATTCAAGAGCAGTTAGCGTTATTGATGATAATGGAGACGAGCTTGAACAGAAGTACGAATGTTGGACTGCTAATTCATGGCTAAACGCTGAGAACCTTCCGCGCGAAACGCTACTTGATTGGCAGACACAAGAGGTAGATGCACCAAATCACTTCAGGCGCATGATTCTAAATAAGTTTGATGCTTTCGATGATGTCGATATGGTGTTTACATCTTCCAATATACAGAACGCCCTACACGTTGACTTTATGTATACAAGGGTAAATTACGATGGCTTAATAATGGGCGTTGACGTTGCAAGGGGTGGCGACTTATGCGTTACTGCATTTTTGCGGCAAGTGGGGCCGAACCATTGGGAAGAAGAATATTATGAAAGTTGGCAGGAAAAGGATACAACGGCTTCTGTCGGGAGGATATTAGACCTTAAAGGCAAACACAACCCATCCATTATGGTGGTTGACGGTGATGGACTCGGCGGTCCAATGATAGACCAGATACGCAGTATTGGAATACAGTGCGTTGAATATCGCGGCGGTAAGGTTAAAGATGGATATGACTCGACAAGATACTCCAATAAGACAACACAAGATGCCTTCTTTATGAAGGAACTTATTGAAAGCAATAAACTCAGGGTTCATCAAGATGTTGTCCCTGACATGCAACTTATAAAGTTTACAGAAGGTGCAAACAGGATTAAACAGCTTGTACCAAAGGATAAATTACCACGATCCCCTGACCATTTCGATGCCGTTAAAATGGCGTGTTCCTTAGTAAATGACCCCGCTATTTATATCCAAACTACAAGATCAATGCAACCAAGAAAAGCAAAGCCGATTGAACCGTATAAATTTATTTAAGATATGTGAATTATTTACTTGACAAACAAAAACAGTTGTGATAGGCAAAAGGTTGTGATGCAAAGTAATTATACTTTAGAGCGAATAACCGACCTTGAAGAACTTGCAGTTGCCCTAACTGAACATTATAAGCCAGAACAGACATTAGAACAGTCAAGAGAGATATTATCAAGTAAGTTTATATTTGGTTATAAATGTTGCGTTAAAGATGCTGTCGGTTTTTGCTATATTCTAAAGTCGGATGGTTTTTATATCGTTGATGCTTGCAACGAAGGTGTGAAAATGTTTAGAGCACTGAGCACCGTTAAGACTGTAATTAAGGAAGCATTTGATACATATACCGACAGGGTTATATGCGGTTATAAGGTTGGAGATGTTGAGTCAAAAATCATACGCAGAAGGCTTGGTTTTAAAAAGTTTACAACAATTGGCGACTTAGATTTGTTTTCGCTTGAAAAGGAGTAGGCATGGCAGAAATCACAGCCGCAGTTCTTGCAGGGGTAGCTCTTGCCACCACAGTTGGCGGTACATTATATGCGGAATCACAAAAAGAAGAGCCGAAATCTGCGGAAAAATTAAATAAAGAAGCAGAGCTAGATGCTGAAAGAAAGCGTCTTGCAACAGAAAAGGGCAAGGCGACAAAAGGCAAAACAATGTTCTCTGACCCACTTGTCGCTGGCGGCGCACCATTAAAACAAGACCTCGGAGCTTAACGTATGGCAGACATGACAGCAAAAGAACGAGTCGCCAACTATAAGCGATTAAAGTCAGATCGTGAGTCGTGGGACAACGTCATGCAGGCCACTAAGAAGATGTTCTTTGTGGAAGCTGAAAACATTAATCAAGAGCAAGACCCCGGACAAGAGCTAGATTTTAGTCAACTTTATGATTCAACTCCTCTTTTAGTGGCGGATGTTCTGCCCGCTGGCTTCTCGAACTATATGACACCCATAAGCGGTCATTGGCTTGACTTCTTTCACCGTGATTCAAAGATTAACAAGTTAAATGAAGTAAAGAAATGGTACAAGGAAACAGAGGAAGAAGTCTGGTACACCTACGAGAATAGTAACTTTTACGAGCAAGACCTGTCTTTCAATAAAGAAACTGCTGTATTCGGTACAGCGAACATGATAGTTGAAGATGATATTGAAGATATAGTCCGCTTTACAAATATGACAGTTAAGCACTGTTTTATTACAGAAGATGGTCGCAAGCGTGTTAATGGTTATTATTGTGAGTTTGAGTTCTCAGCACAGCAGGCGGTAGGCAGGTTTGGTTATAACAAAGTTTCAAGGGTAATTAAAGAAGAATATGATTCAAAGCTGTTTACCACTAAAAAACATATGTTTCTATTGTTTATCGGCAAACGATATGATAGGAATCCAAACAAAACAGACAATGCAAGTATGCCGATAATGGCAAATTGGTATGACGTAAAAGAGCAGACACTTGTGTTGGAGTCTGGTTATCCGGTTATGCCAGCCTGTTCTCATCGTTTCTATACCAGAACCACTACGCCATATGGTTATAGCCCTGCTATGAAAGCAATGCTTGACGCTCGGTACTTACAGGTGATGGGTAA